CCTAACCACCGCCACTGCCCTTAGGAGGCCCCACCATGCCCACCATCACCGGTGACCTGCGGCTAATAACTAACCAGCCAGCCGCTGTCACAGCTTTGCAAATCCATGCCCCCGAAGCCCGCGCCAGCGCCGGTACGGTTATTCTCCCCGCTCCCGCTATTGTTCCCGTCACCGGCGGTAAATTCACCGCCGATATTGAGCTTGGCGCTGCCGTGTGTATCCCCGACTACAGCGGCTCGCTAGGTGAACCCATCCCTATCGCCATCCGTGCCAGCACTACAACGTTCGCCGAGGCGCTGGAAAACGGCCGTGACCTCACCCCAGAAGAGCGAGACCGGGTTGTCGAGCTGTACCAGAAGATGATTGCCGCAGGGGACGCCGCTAAAGCCGCCGTAGCGAAAGCCGAGCAATCAGCCACCCAAGCAGCGCAGGCAGCCGCGGCAGCTAAAGAATCCGCAGGCCACGCCGCCAGTGGCGTGCCCCCCGCTACCGCCACGGTGCAAGGAAAAATCCAACTGGCAGGCGACCTCACCGGCACCGCCGACAGCCCACGCATCGTCACAGCCGGCGTCAACGGGTACAGCGTAGCTGCCCAAACCCAGGGGTTCGTCAAAACCCAATCGAACGGAGTGCTGACCATAGCTGACGACGCTATCCGCAACGACGCCGCTGCAGTGCATAAAGGATACGTGGATGCAAGAATCAGCCGGCACAGCCACACTACTGGTCAAGTCCAAGGACTAGATACAGCGCTGGCAGGCAAAGCACCAGCGTCACACACCCACACAACCAGCCAAATCACCGGCCTGGACACAGCGCTAGCCGGCAAAGCGGCAGCCAGACACACGCACACAAAGGCCGATATCACTGATCTGCCGGAAATCACAGATACTACGGGGGGTAATACCCTCGTTGTCCGCGACCCCTGGGGTCATGTCACAGTAGCAGACCCGAGCTATAGGGACCAGGCTGCTACCAAGGGCTATGTGGACACTGAGCTGGAGAAACTGGGCCGAATAGAAAACGAAAGCGTATTACGAAATAACTCGACTGCCAAAAAAATCGGCAGGATCGTATTCCTATATGTGAATATAAATTCTTCGGGCTCCCAGGGCACGCTCCCTTATGCTTTCCGCCCATCAAATGCCTGCTATATCGCGGTGTATACCCCCACGAAGCTTGCATATCCAGGCTGGATGTCGATTTCTCCTAACGGTGACGTTTATGTGCAGTTTTCCCAATCAGATTCCACAGTGGGGTATGCGACAGCGGTTTACAATTCAGCTAGCTGATCCCACTATTTAAAATCTTCAACCCCAGCAACCCATCGCGGTGTTGGGGTTTCTTCATGGAAGGAGGGAACTATGGTCACTACCGCCCAGCTTGCCGCGATCATGGGTGGCGATATCGACTACAGCCAACACGTGGCGGCGGCAAATGAGGCTATGCAACGCGCCCAGTGCACAACTGCGTTGCGCCAGGCAATGTTTCTGGCTCAGGTAGGTCATGAATCCGCAGGCCTACGCTATTTCCGGGAAATAGACCCGGGTTATTATTTGCGGGGTCGTACTGATCTGGGGCATGGGCCGGGGGAGGGAGAGCAGTGGCGTGGCGCGGGCCCCATCCAGCTGACGGGCAAAAACAATTTTCGGGCGTTCGGTGCCTGGTGCCACGCCCAGGGGCTGGTGGATGACCCGGAGGTGTTTGTGCGCCAGCCGGAGCTGGTGGCCACGCCCCGCTGGGGGTGGCTGTCCGCATCCTACTACTGGACAGTCGCCCGCCCTGACATCAACCAACTAGCCGACGCCGGCGACATTATTGGCGTGACCCGCCGCATCAACGGCGGCACCAACGGGCTTGGCGGCCGCGAGCGCCGCTACCGGCTAGCCCTACGCATCCTCAGGAAGGAGACCCCTATGGCAGAGAAAATACTGCCGTATTCACGCGACCAAGTAACCCAAGACACCGGATATTTCTGCGGGCCAGCGTCATGCCAAACCGTGATCCGGGCGGCAACCGGCACGCTCATCGACGAATCCGCGCTTGCCGTTGAGCTGGGAACAACCACCGAAGGCACCAGCAGTATTGACCGCATGCCCCCGGTGCTCAACCGGTACATCCCCGGTGCCCTGTACGAGTATCGGGTGATGCCGAACGATCCGCCAACCCCAACCCAGACCGAACTGCTATGGGATGACATCGTGTCAAGCACCGATGCCGGCTACGGCGTTATCGCTAACATCGTCGCCCCGCCAGACAACTACCCGCGAGGGGTGAACGGGTCGATCTCCCCCGCATACTCCGGCGACACCGTATTCCATTACATCGCCATCATGGGCACCGGGGAAGACGAGAACGGCGACCCCTGCGTGTGGGTTGCCGATAGCGGTTTCTGGCCATACGGCTACTGGCTTGGCCTCGACCAGCTAGCAACGCTCATCCCGCCCAAGGGCTACGCCTACTCAACCGCCGCCCCACAACAGGAAGGAATTTTTATGGGACTCCCCCAAGACCGCCAAGAGGATCTGGCGCGCAAAATCGACGACATTCACACCATTCTTACCCGCCGCCTGCCCAGCCGCAGCGGCTACCGTACCACTGACGAACCCATCGACACCCTGACCGGTTTTGTGCTCAACGCCGACGCTCGCCTGCATGAGCAGGCGGTGCTGGAAACCGCCCAGGCCACCGGCCTCACCCCCGGTGATGT